AAATACCAATTGATTTAAGTATATTTGTACCACATAAAGAATTTGATGATGAAACATTCGGATATTACAAAGGAAACTACATCTCAGTCAGAAAAAACAACGGAAGTTATTTTTAAAGTTGTTTTACCTCAATACTTTACTCAATTTTTTGATAAAGTTGATGATAAAGATTTACCTGATGAGAATGATATTTTTGGTGCGAAATCATATATGGTTCGTTACGAAAAAGATGGAGAATATTATACATTAGGTAAATCAGATAGAACCGAAGAAACCCTAATCAAAAACTATGGTAACACTAGTTGTGAAAGTTACATTCGTAGGGTAACTATTGTGGTTGAAAAATATGACGATAAGGTATCAATTAAATTATTTGACTTTACTAAACGAAGAGGATTTGGTAAGAAATACTTTAAGAAATCACCTAATTGTATTTATCTTACATACAATAAAAAAACAAATGACTTATTCTACGGGACAACTACCAAAGTAAGACACAAAAGGTCGTCAACCATAAAGAGAAACAGGTTTGAGGCGGCCAAAAGGTTTTACGCTGCATTACACACTACTTGTGAAAATCTTAAAGCTAATTACTATGCCCAAGTTGACCCAATATGTTCTGATGAAATAATCGTTAGTGCTATATCGGCAAAAACATTATCGTGGAATAAGTTTATTTCTGAGATTGACCCAGAGTTCTTCAACGAAAATTGTTATTTGGGTGAGGGGGAGAAGTTTTTCAAATATTATCTAACTAAACGTAATATCAAGTATCCTGATAATTTTGAACATTATATGTCTCTTAACAGAGTTGATTCGCGATTACTTAAAAAATCAGGTAGAAATCTAGTCGACGGAATTATGTTAAAATATGGTCTAACTGGTAAAAAAATAAAACGTGTATTACATAGTATTGATTCTCAAATACACACCCATGCAATAAAAGCATTTAGTGAAACTTTCGGTGAAGATATTCTTAAAAAAATTACTGATAACCAATTAAAAAAGTTATTAGAAATGTCTTATTATGGTCTTACATTAGATTCTTACGGACTTAAATACTTTATAAATAATTGTTCTAAAAAAGAATATAACAATTTTTTTAAAATAGTTTTAATAGAACATATTGAAAACTCATCTGTTGATATTGCAACTTTGTTAGACCATTTAAGATTTTATAAATTTTTGAAAGAAGAAATGGAAACGGATGTTGAGTGGAAATCATATGACCTTAAATCATTCAGAGAAGAACACGTTGACTACTCAACAGAGTACTCCAAGTTGAAAAATGTTCTATCTGTTAACAGGAAATACGGTGAAAAATTCAAAGAGAGTGTTAATGAGGTTTTTGAATATAACGGACAACAATATTACCCAGTGTTACTTGAAGAAAATAAGGATTACATACTAGAATCAGTTGTTCAATCAAATTGTGTGAGAACTTATGTTGAAAGTCCAAGTATGATTATTTCATTTAGAATCGGAGAACCTGATTCAGATGATAGAGCTAGTTTGGAATATAAGTTGACAAAAAGAAATAATAGATTAAGATTAAATAGAGTTCAGAGTAGAATAAGATTTAACCAATCACTACCTGATGAGTTAGAAAACGTTTGTCAAATGTTTGATTCATATTTGAATAGTTTGATGGATGATTTTGAAACTCCAAAATTAATAAAAGAAAGATTTTATGGTAACGAAGAGTTATCATTAGTGGAAGAAAAAGGTATTTTTAAATGGAACGACAAGACAACAAACAATTTACTCTTTTAGATAAAATAGACACAAGTATTTTATCTGAAATGACTTATGTTGATTTAGTGAGTCCTGAAATAATCCAAAAATTGAAGGAAAAGTATCCTATTTTTATTGCTAATACAAAATATCAAGATGGTCAAGTTTATTACTATGATATGGTTTTTCAAGTGAAAACATACTATTTATATTTTACACGAAATGAAAATGAGGTATACTCAAGTCTTAAAATATATTATCCTGAGTCAAAACTTGAAGAGCTCAAGATTTTCATAAATTCTATATTTAAACAAAAATGAAAAAAGTAATCAAAGAAGAAGTGGTTAGAAATTTAGAAAGTAATGGAACTTTCGTAGTTAAATTTGAAGCTGATTGGTGCGGACCATGTAGAATGTTAACCGAAGTATTCAACGGAGTTGACAAAGAATTAAACGAACAATACCCATCTATTCAGACCTTTAGATTTGACATTGATTCTGATGTGGAGTATGCTAAAAGTTTCAATATCAGAGGGGTACCAGTATTAATTGCATTCAAAGAAGGTAAAGAAGTTGGAAGAAAAGTAGGACTTATTAGCGATAAACAAATCCTTGATTTTTATTCTACACTATGAAAGAGTTAGTTGTTTTTTCAATGAAGAGTTGTCCATTCTGTCAGATTATGAAGGACAAATTAAATGAGGAAAACATTCCTTTCATAAACATGGACATTGAAGAACATGAAGAAGAGTATAAAATGTTTATGGAATTAGTTGAAGGTAATGAATTTGTCCCGGCATTAATGGTTATTGATGAGGATAATCCCGAACAAAGGATTACACCAATGGCTCCTGATAGGGATTATAAAACAATTGAAGAGGGTATTGAAAAAGTCAAAAATTTGCTGTAAATTAGCAAAATGAAAGAATTGACATTTAAAAAGAAAGGGGTGGTTTACACCCCTTTGACATACTGGCAAGTTGATAAAAAAAATACAATTGCTATCTATCAGGGAGGTAGAGGTGCTCGTCCCGATTTAGATTTTATTGTGAAACATAAGGAAGAAGGTAAACGGTTACGAACTCCGTCACATACTCATTGGATTGTTGATTTGATTACCAAAGCTCAATACGATAAAGGTAGAGTAAAATTATATGTTGAAGATATGATTAAACTTTATGATGAATGCGAACCCTTCAAAACCGAAGAGGAAAGAAACTCATATAAGTTACAGTGTCCCACAAAAATGTGGTTTGACCATATTATGTTAGAGGATAGAGGATATTATCCATTACAGGTTTTAACCACATTTATTGAGTTATTCTCCAAATGTGAAAAACAAACACCAGATGCGTTTATGTTCAGAAACCTATTGGTATTGGTTAAAGAATACTGTGAGGGTAAGAAAGATTTTTACCAAATTGTAGGATATTCTAAAAGGGTATAATATTTATTTGTATGAAAAGAATTATTTTATCAGAATCTGAAAAACAAAACATTTTATCTAATTATAATTTATTAATTGAGGGTATTTCTGAAGACCAGCAATCAATGATGAAATTTAAAAATGATTTTATGTCTAAGAGTTATGGCGAAATTGCTGATGGTTTAGAAAAAATGAAATCGGCACCTGGATTAACATCTGATGACATTTCACAAATTGACCAAGCGGTTCTTTATTTAAGAAAAAATAATGCATTATCTGGAACTGCAAAACAAATGGTTAATAAAAAATTTGATGAATACATAAACGATAGACCTGAGGTTGCTAAGAATATGTTATGTTATTTAATTAACAAAAATCCTGAATATTCTAATCCTGAAATGAAATCTTTTTGTGACGGAGGTTCAAAATCTAAAGAGATTACCAAGAATATTGAAGATACTATTAAAAAATCTATAGATAATAATAAAATTGAAGAACCAAAAAAAGTAGAGATAAAAAAATCAAATAATTCAGGTTCATTTATGAATCCTTATTCTAGTGGTTCAAATACATCACCTGGCTCGTTTATGAACCCTTACGGAAGTTAAAACATTACAATTTCCGATTTTACATCTCTAACCAACCAAGATTTTGGACCCAATGGGTCCATTATTTCTTTTATGTAGCTGTTATATTCAAATCTTGAGAAATCAAAATCAAAGTAATCCTTAATCATTGATTTGAATATTTCGGATTTAACGTAACTATTCCCTGAAAATATGAAGTCAATTTCAAGACCTGTTAAATCATACTCAATACCAACCACATCTAAGTTTTTAATCCCACCAATGTTATACATAATGTACTCACTATAACATAGTAAATTTCTACCCATAGAATAAGAATATCCGTATGGGAATGAAGAACTGATTGATAAAGTATTATCTATTGAATCTTTCTTTGATACATATAAATCAAAGTTTTGTTCACAGTATAAGAAGTCAGTATTGTTCCTGTAGTGGTTAATTTGTTCTTGTGAATATGAAGGTCTTTCAGAATAATATAACTTATCAATATACAGATGGGACGGTTTATTTAATTCAACATCGTATTCAATTAGGTCAATGAAATTAATGTTTTTTGACCAATCTGATATATCCTTAAAGTTATTAATTAGTGTTTGTCTAATTACATCTAAATCAAGAATATCTTTTGATTCAGTTTTACCATTGATAACATAAAAATTACCACAGTCAGTTACTTGAACTACTGTATTATAATTTTTTGTTTTATTAAGTTCTGTGAGTATTAAATCGGAAATCAGATTAACGATACCGTATCTTGAATTCAAGTGGAATAATTTCATATTAAAAAATATGAAATATAAAATTATGGTTAAATAGTTAATTAGAAATAGTCACCAATATTTTCATTAACACACTTTGACACTTTGCTAGAATCGGGCCAGTCATCCAAACGAGGAGTACTTACATGACTTCTATCACCATCATTAATCAATGCTTTAAGAATACCCATATAATTTCCCCACCAAGTAAATGTATTGTCGGAGTATGTTTTTTCTTTATTTACGGTTAAAAACTCAACAGCTACGTCACGAAGACAATTAGTAACTTTATATTTACGAACATCATAGGTTTTTGTAACCCTTTTACCTTCCTTATCCCAAGTTTCTCTTTGATAAGTTCCCCAAGTTGGAGTTTTATCGTCAATTGCATACCCAACAAGTTCATTCCATAAATCATTATACCATTCATCAACTAAAGTATCCCTATAACAACCTTCGTAAATCATATACAAATCACTTTTAATATCGTCTACTTTGTTACTTATTATATACTCAATACTTTCTTCATCTTCTAATAAATCAGTTATTACTTCATCCGTTATTATTATCTCACTTTCAGTTCCTTGTTTTTCAGCAATTTCATCAAATAATGATGGAGTATGGTGAGTAACCTCAAATGTTTCATCTTTTATTTCTTCACGAATTCTATTATTTACTAATTCTTTTTTTTCAGGTGTTAATTCCTGATAGACATCCCTAAATTCATCATCGGTCACATTGCTCCAGTAGTTCATTTCATATTCTCCTGACAAAATTTCGGCAATTGCTCCCTGACTAATTTCTCCCCTATGGTAGTTAAATAACTCTGATAAATCCTCAAAATCTGTAACATCTAAATAATAATCATTATCTATTTTTGTTACATCAGATAAGTAGTTATCAATAATTTTCCATATAAATGAATTATCTTGTTCATAAAATGCGTAAAAAATTTCATTTTGATATTCATCAAGATTATTTGAAAATGGGTCAAAGTATTCTAATAAACCCATTTTAGACATTGTAGATATGAAGTTACCTAAATTTTTGAAGTGGAGTATAATTTTTGAAATTATTTTTTCATCACCATCATTAATACTCTCAATAGTTGAAATCCATTTTTCTTTTACTGTCATACTACTGTCTGACTCATTAATTTTTTTGACGGATTTGGGTATAGTTTTGTATTTGACACATGATTCATATAAAGGAACCAAATCTAATTTTGGGTGGGAAATATAAAAGTCACCATCAGATTCCATTACTACTTTTGATTTAGTATTTAAAATATCTTTATACCAAGTGTTACACCAAAAATTATTAGATTGTTCTCTTTGGTTTGTAATCTCATTAATAATAATATTATTTCCTACTTTATGTTTCATAAATATAAATACTAAAAAAGGGGAAAAACTCCCCCTTTAAAAAATCCTTACCCCAACTAAGATTATTTTTTTGAAACAGTGTAATACTTGTTCAAAGTGCTTTTAATAGCTTCTTGAACTGCATTTGCAGAATTAGGGTTATTTTTTTCTTGAACAGGTGCCGCTTGTGGTGCTTCCGCCTGTGGTACTTGTTTGTTTTTGCAACCGCATCCCATAATAGTAATTTTTTTTAAGTTTATACGTATAAATATCTAAATTTTTTTCTTTTTTGTAAATAAATAATATCTTTGTTCTTTGAAGTATTTATTAAATATGAACAAGACAATTATCATAACAGAACACCAAAGTCTGAGTTTAATTAACGAAGAAGACAATGTTGAATATATTGAATTGACTCCTGATGAGTATAAAAGATACTTAAAGATGGTATCTTACGATGGTAGATTATTGTATAACATACCTAAATTTAGAGGAAAAAAAATAATTATTAATAAACAATTAGATTTATCAGGACTACCTGTGAAAGATTTGGGTCCGATTGTTATTAATGGAGGGTTAGATATATCAAGAACCAAAATTTCTTCCTTAGATAATGTTGATATTAGAAGTCGTGGGTGGATTGCAGATTGGGACACTCCAATGAGAAAGATGAGAGAAAGACGAGAATTTTTGGCAAAAGTTGCTGAACAACAATCAAAGAGAGAAGATGGTGAATGGGATGAAAATTCTGAATTGGATATGGTTGGGTTATGTGCAAATGCTTTATTTAAGTATTTGGTGCGGTATGAACAATTTGAACCTAAAGAACCTGGTGATGATGAAAAATTAGAACAATATAGAAATAGAATTGAGGAGATTGAAAGTATTGAGGGATATGATGAAAATGATGAATTGGTTTCTGAAGTTGAAACTTTAACGGAAGAAATTGAAGAGATTGAAAAAAGAATTGATGTTTATAATCTAAATTATATTGGTAAACATTATAAATTATTAGAATTTTCTGTATTACACCAAGATAATGAGAGTCATGAGAGATATGCGGTTGGAGATTATGATGACACTAATGCGACCGCATTATCCAGAGCTGAAGATTACATTGATGAGGTTGGAATTGAGAATATGGACAAAAATTTTGTCGGTGATTATATTGATGAGGAAGAGTTTAGAGATTACTTCAGAGAGGGTGAAGAGGAGTATGTTAGAGACAATATAGAATATATTTTTGATGAAGATGATTTTGAATATAGTGAAGAAGTGCAAGAGAGAATAGATGTAATTGAAGCGAGATTAGAAGATTCTGAAATAGATTCAGATGAAGAAGATGAATTAAGAGAAGAACTTGATGAATTAAAAGATAGTGAAAAGACAGTTTCTGAAGATTTAATTGAAAGTAAAGTTGAAGAAATGTTAAATGATAAGGCTGATGATATGATGGCGACATTGATAGATTACGGGATTGAATTTGACCAATTTGTGAATAAAGCTGATTTGGCACAAGGTATGGTTGATGCTGACGGATTCGGTCATACAATATCATCTTACGATGGAAATGAACATGAGGTTGAATTCCAAGGAGAAACTTACTATATTTTCCAAACAGAAGGATAATATGGAGAATATAAATTTTATACTACCGACAGATTGGATGTTTAACCAACCGATAGATGCTGAACACAAAAAGTATCTATTGATGTCGTATTTTCAAAAAATTGACGATTTAATTATTGAAAACAAACTATATCCTCATTTTATTGAGTTGTCATTACACATGGCGAATCTTCATACCTTAATCAAAGAGAGTACCATATTATATACAAACAAGATATTTAAATGTCCTGATGATGAATTATTGTTAAAAGAGTTAATGGCGAAACCAGTGCCAAGTCTAACTGATGAAGAAACTGAAGAGATGAAAGAAATTTTGAAATTCTCATCTGTTAAATTTTTTGAGTATTTTCAAATTGTTAAATCATACTGGTCAATGTTTTATGAAACAATATCAATATCAATCAAAAAGAATAAAAACAATTCAAACAGTACCAACGGGTATTTTTATTTTCTTAATAAGAATAACCAAATATATGTTTGGGAATATGAAATTGATACAACAAACCCTGAACATATTACCAATACTAAATTAATATATGAGGGTAAGAAGGGTGACCTAACTTTACCTAAAGTAGTTGAAAATTTTTCAGGTAGAAAATTTAGTGAGGCGAAAAAATTACCTGTATTTGAAATGTCCTGTGGAGAAGATTATCCGGTTGAGGAAACATTACTTCCATTGTTTAAAAGAAAACTTCTTTCATATATTTTCCAAAAATATTCTATAGATAACTTGAAAAAAATTGAGATTTAATTTTTTTCATATTATATTTGTGTATGGGATTTAACAAACGATTTCTTTCTGAACAAAAAATTAAAGATTTTGCGAAAACACATAATTTCACTGAGTTTGAAAAGATGATGTCCAATTCTGATTTTTATACGTATTTAGATGATTATTCCGCTCAGGTTGGGACGGAATTTTTTATTTCAGACAAAGAAACAAGAACTAACATATATAACAACTTATTAGTATGATTTTTAAATTAGAGTATGTTTGGTTAGATGGGTACACACCGGAACCAAATCTTAGAAGTAAAGTTAAAGTAGTTAACCTTGACGAAGGTGAAAACTATAATTTCCCAATGTGGGGGTTTGACGGAAGTTCAACAAAACAGGCGGAAGGTTATCTATCCGATTGTTTTTTAAGACCTGTTAGATATTACCAACACTCAATTATTAAGGAGACTATCCCAACAATTTATGTATTTTGTGATGTCTTAGATAAAGATGGTAATCCGCACCCATCAAACGACAGAGATAAGTTACAGAATACTGGTACTGATTTATGGGTAGGGTTTGAACAAGAATATTTTATTCGTTCAAAACACAAAGGGTCAATCATTGGAATGGAAAGAGGTGAAATTGAAGTCCAAGGTAGATATTATTGTGGCGTTGGAGGACAAATTCACGGAAGAGATATATCTGAGAAACATTTAGAATATTGTTTATCATTGGGAATCAATGTTGAGGGTACCAATGCGGAAGTTGCAATTGGACAATGGGAATATCAAATCTTTGCGAAAAATACCCTACAAGCTTCTGATGACTTATGGATTAGTAGATATATTCTTCATAAAATTGCTGAAAAAGAAGGAATGTCAATTGAGTTACACCCAAAACCATTAATATTCGGTGAGTGGAACGGTTCAGGATTACATACTAACTTTTCAAACAAAAGAATGAGAGAGATTGGAGGGGAACAATACTTTAACTGTATTTTCAACTCATTTGAATCATCAACTAAGAAACACATTGAAAATTATGGCTCAGATAATCATTTAAGATTAACTGGTAAATACGAGACTCAAAGTATTGATAAGTTTAGTTGGGGTATAAGTGATAGAGGAGCGTCAATAAGAATTCCAAAATCAACCGCAGAAGAATGGAAAGGATATTTGGAGGATAGAAGGCCATCATCAAATGCGAATCCATATAAAGTATTACAAGTTATTATGGAAAGTTTGAAGGCTGCGGAAGCTATTGATAAAATAAAAACAAAAATGTCAATTAATGTTGATGTTTATGCAACGGCTGAAAAGTTTAAAATGTTGACACCTGACGAATTATTAAATGAATATAAATCTGAAGAAGATGGTTATGATAAAATGAAGTGGACGAAAGGTGATGGGAATAATATGGAAACTGAAGAAATTAAATTTGATATAAATTCAAAATGATGGAAAAAGAATTATTAGAACATTTGCGAAATAAAATAGAAATGGTTAATCACCCATCTCACTATGGTGGGGAGGACAATCTTTATGAAGCAATTAAAGTAATTGACGCTTGGGACTTAGGGTTTTGTTTGGGTAATACTGTAAAGTATATCTCAAGGGCTGGTAAGAAAGATAAAGAAAAAGAATTGGAAGATTTAAAGAAAGCTCTTTGGTATCTACAACATCACATAGAAACTTTAGAAAAAAATACATAATCGCATTTTACAAAACCAAACATTTTTATTATTTTTTAAATTATGAAAATGTTTGGATTCAATTTGGGTAAAAAAATCAAGATTTCTTTTAATTTTGAGTGGGTTTGGGATACCGAAATCTCTAATTACGGTGATAGATACTTAGGTCTATTTACGTCAAGAACAATAATCCATAATTGGGTAACTAAAAAAGACGCTTCAAAATTTTATGAGGTTCTTTATCGGTTTGGAATCAATTTAGTTTGGTTCAAATTATGGTTATCCATATCAAATTCAAAAGAATATCAGTATTCAATCAAAACAAAAAAAACGAAAACAGAAATTTATTGGGATATATAATGGAATTAATAACAACATACATTTGTAAAAAAGGAGATATCGGAATCCATGATAATATGTTTGGAGGTACAATATTGGGGTTAATTGACGACGCGGCTGCTTCATACGTCTCTCAAATTTGTGATACCCAAAGAGTTGTAACATTAAAAATTGATGAGTTAGTATTCAAGAAACCGGTAAAGGTTGGTAGTATCCTGAAAATTTATGGAGGGGTTGTTGAATTTGGTAATACATCAGTAACAATTTCAATTGATGTTAGAAAACACAACGTATATACAGGTTCTCAGGAAACTGTGACTCACACTAAAATGGTATTCGTCAGAATTGATGACGATGGGAAACCTAGACCATTCCATTCTCATATTAAAACAAGATATTGGGACAGATTTGCCAAATTTGGCAAAGGTCTTTTAGACCAAAAAGAAAGAATGTCAGAAGAAACTGACAAAATGTCAGACAATTAATTTTGGCATATTTTTGGCATTATCATCTGAAAATAAACTTAAAAAATATATTATTATGCCTAATTCATTTAGACGAATTGATGAGATTTTAAGAAGGATGTTTGAAAATCCTGATAATTTTGATTTTGAACAATTAGAAAAAATGTTCACAAAAAGAATGTTGAGTAAACCATATGGTGATAACATTAAATTAAATTTTGTTTATGTTAGTGATAGTACATTGGATGATGTAACAGAAAATGACTTGGAACAAGAACTAAAACAAGCTGTTGAATCTGAAAATTTTGAAAGAGCAATTGAAATTAGAGACGAACTAAAAAAATTGGAATTGAATAAAGAGAAAATTCAGAATCTTGAAATTGAACTAAAAGAAGCAATTCAAAAACAAGATTTTGAAAAATGTATTATTATTCGTGACGAATTAAATAAATTAAAAACAAAATAAAAAATATATGGGAAAAATAATTGGTATTGATTTGGGAACAACGAATTCGTGTGTTGCCGTAATGGAAGGTTCAGAACCTGTCGTAATTACAAACAGTGAAGGTAAAAGAACGACTCCTTCAATCATTGGATTTGCCAGTGATGGTGATAGAAAGATTGGTGACCCTGCAAAACGTCAGGCGGTTACTAATCCTGAAAAAACAATTCACTCAATTAAAAGATTTATGGGAACTAGTTACACTGAAAGTAAAGGTGAAGTAAAACGTGTTCCTTATAAAGTTGTTAAGGGTACTGGTGATACTCCTCGTGTTCAGATTGATGACCGTAAGTTTTCACCACAAGAAATTTCAGCAATGGTTCTTCAGAAGATGAAACAAACTGCTGAGGATTATTTGGGTACTGAAGTTACTGAAGCGGTCATCACAGTACCAGCATACTTCAACGACGCTCAACGTCAGGCTACAAAAGAAGCTGGTGAGATTGCAGGTCTTACAGTTAAACGTATTATTAACGAACCAACTGCGGCCGCATTAGCTTACGGACTTGATAAGAAAGGTTCGGATATGAAAGTTGTTGTATTTGACTGTGGTGGTGGAACTCACGACGTATCAATCTTGGAACTTGGAGATGGTGTGTTTGAAGTATTAGCGACTGATGGTGACACACATTTGGGTGGTGATGACTTTGATAATGCAATCATTGACTGGTTGGTTAAAGAATTCCAAGATGAGAATGGATTGGATTTGTCAAAAGACCCAATGGCGTTACAACGTCTTCGTGAAGGGGCTGAAAAGGCTAAGATTGAATTGTCCTCAACTTCTTCAACTGAAATCAACCTACCATACATTATGCCGGTTGATGGTGTTCCAAAACACTTGGTGAGAACTTTATCTAAAGCAAAATTTGAACAACTTGTTGATAAATTGGTCCAAAGAACAATTGAACCATGTAAGAAGGCTATGGAGAACGCAAACCTTACAGTTGGTGAAATTGATGAAATTATTTTGGTTGGAGGTTCAACTCGTATTCCGGCAATCCAAGAAGCGGTTAAGAAATTCTTTGGTAAGGAACCATCAAAGGGTGTTAATCCTGATGAAGTAGTTGCTCTTGGTGCGGCAATTCAAGGTGGAGTATTGGCCGGTGATGTGAAAGATGTATTGTTGTTGGACGTAACTCCACTTTCATTAGGTATTGAAACAATGGGAGGAGTATTTACAAAGTTGATTGAAGCTAACACGACAATCCCAACCAAGAAATCACAGATATTCTCAACCGCAGTTGATAACCAACCATCAGTTGAAATCCACGTATTACAAGGTGAAAGAGCGATGGCTAAAGATAACAGAACCATTGGACGTTTCCACTTGGATGGATTACCACCGGCAATGAGAGGAGTTCCACAAATTGAAGTTGTTTTTGACATTGATGCTAACGGTATTATTAATGTGTCAGCAATTGACAAAGGAACTGACAAACAACAAAATATTCGTATTGAAGCGTCATCAGGACTTTCAAAAGAAGAAATTGAAAGAATGAAACAAGAAGCTGAAATGAATGCTGAGGCGGACAAGAAAGTTAAAGAAGATGCTGAAACAATTAATCAAGCTGACTCAATGATTTTCCAAATTGAAAAATCTTTGAAGGATATTGAAGATAAATTGACGGACGAACAAAAATCAGAAATTAATTCTTCATTACAAGAGTTGAAAGATGCTCATTCTACAAAGGATGTTGATAAGATTAAAACCTCAATGGATAAAGTTAACACAACGTTCCAAAGTATCTCCTCTGACCTATACTCCCAAGGTTCAGGAGAAACAAATGAACAAACAGACCGAGAGGTTAATGATGTTGACTTTGAAGAAGTTAAAGGTTAAAAAAGAAACCCCTCCAAGTGAGGGGTTTCTTTTTTAATTAATATTTATTGGTATGGAAAAAAAAATAAAAAAAATTAATGAAATTTTTAAAAATAAAACTCTTACAATTAAAAATACCGGGGTATCAATATTTGAAGATGCTAAATTTAAGTTTAGAGTGACTAAAATATCCCAATTAATAAGTATGGGTGAATGGAAAGATTATATATTTGTTGATGTAGTAATTACTTCTCTTGATAGTAAAGAAAAAAATAAATCATTTGGTTCAATATTAAATGGAGTTAGTTTCGTTGATAGAACTACTGTATATAATCATGCATATACAACTGCAAACGCTGCTGCTAACGCTATCCAAGTTTATTTAAAACATTTTAATATTGATAATGAGGTTGTGGTTGAAAAAATTAAATATAATTTTGAAGATGACGAATAATTTCGTATCTTTGTTCCCGTTATGAGTAAAAAGGAACAATACCAACAAGTTTATGAAAACGATGAAGCGGTTACAATCTGGACTTATGATTTAACCAAATTCAAAAACGGGCCAATCTCAGTTGAGATTAAATACAAACACCCACCCGAAAAGAAGCAAACAAACCGAGAGAAATTCTCAAAAAAGAAGTAAAAGTAATTTTTTTTGACCTACACATATATTTATATATATGGAGACAAAAATATGTAAAACTAAACGAGTCAATTTTACAGCGTGTGGAATTGAAAAAACGGTTAATGAATTTTATAAGGGTAGTTCATTATGTAAGACGTGTTCAAAAAAACTTAATGATTTAAGAGGTAAAGATTACTTCAGGAAAAAATCAAAAGAAAATTGGGAAAAGAATAAAGAATATTACCGACAAAAATCAAAAGAGTATAGGGAAAAAAATAAAGAGTATTTTCAAAAATATAGAGATGATAATAAAGAATACATTAGGGATAGATATAAAGAATATTACTCTGAAAATAATGAAAAAGTTGGTGAAAAAAATAAAAAATGGAGGGAAGAAAATATTGAAAAACACAAAGAATATAATAGAAAATCTGCTCAGAAAAGTAGAAAGGAAAATCCTGAAAAACACCGATGGAGATATCTATTAAAGGAAACTTTGAAAAAAATAAAAAAAGATAAAGATGATAAAACAATAGTTTTATTAGGATATTCCCCCGAAGAACTTAAAAAATACTTAGAAACTTTATCTTCGGATTGGGTTAAGTATGAAATTGACCATAAAATACCAATAACGTGGTTTAAAGAAGATACACCAGCATCTGTGGTTAATGATTTTAGAAATTTACAGTTATTAACTAAAAGTGAAAATAATAAAAAAAGAAATTTTTGGATGAGTGATGTTGATGATGTATATTTGAATGAAATTAAAAACTATATTAAAGAAAAACATATAATATAATGCGCATTATACTACTTGACCACGATGGAGTTATCTGTTTATCAGGTAATTGGGGGTCACGATTTAAGAAACAACAAAAGGAGAGAAAGAAGTTGAGTCAGGACGTTATGTCAATGCCAGTTGATGCTCGTTTTGATAACTTTGACAAGAAGGCAATCAAGGTACTGAACAAAATCTTGGAACAGACCGGAGCTGAAATTGTTGTTTCATCTGATTGGAAAAATTGGTGTACAGTTGAAGAAATGGGTGATTACTACGAAAGACAGGGTATCATCAAACGACCAATTGATTTCACAGGAAACAACATTGATGGTGAGAAAGTTACCTGGCACCGAAATTGGGATTTGGAAGGAACAAGAAGTATTCAGATTCAAGATTGGTTAAAGGAACATCCTGAAGTTACACATTGGGTTGCTATTGATGACTTGAATATGGCAAAGACTGGACTTCACTACTCAATGGAATTTGAACACGAATGGGCGTTAGATAACTTTGTACATACGCCAATGAATAATGAGGGTATCAAGCAAGTTGGAGTTAAAGAAAAAGTGTTAAAATTTTTGGTAGGTTAAAAAAAAGTATTACATTTGTAAAAAAATAAACGATATGATACCAGTTATTGAAAAAGGAATTATTTCTGAACCTGAATTGATGGATTTCATTATGGGATATAAGAAATTAGTTAAAGCTAACATTATGAGTGAAACAAATTTCCAAATTGTTATGGAAGGTTTGGGTATTCAGATTGGATATAAAGGTGAAATTATTTTGGATGAAAATAATGTCTACATATTGTCGGAATAAAAAATTCGTTGTATATTTGTAAAAGAAATGAAAACACAAAAAATGAGTATTATGAGTAAAAAAGGTAAAAACAAAAATCAAAACGCTGAGTTGATTGAGCGTCTTAATGAAATCCAATCACAATTGAATGAAGTAAAAGTTGACGCAGGAGTTGAAGAAACTGAATTCACATTCACAAAAGAACAACTTGAAAACTTCTTAGTTGAGTACACAAACAAAATTAATGATTATATCTTTGATGAAATGTTTCGGTCACTTGATTCTGATGAAATTGTGTCTATTGATGTTGATGGTCGTGAGATTAACACTTACGTTGATGAAGACAAATTGAGAGATGCGTTTGTCACGGCAACTGAATCTGTTGAAACTGATACTATAATGGAATATGCTGACGAAGCAATGTCCGAAGTCGGAGTAGACTAATTTGTAAAGAAGACCCCACAATACCGTTTATCTGCGGTTGGACAGTGTGAACCTGGCTTGAAGGCTCCAAGGCTATGGGGGAGGCTACACAGAACGTGAAATACATATAGCACTACTTAATCGGTGTTAATTGGTTTGGGGAAGTTCAACCAAGTATGATAGGGAACAATGAATTAGATACCCTCGTTATGGATTAAAAGGGTTAGGGGCTTTAAGTAGTCGTGTCGTAATCCACAAGTCGTAAGAACACTAGACAATCTTACGATATACACTCTTCTTCCGAGTGAGGTTAACCAAGTAACTATGGTGACAGGGCGAAGATGTCTTGAGGGTAACACTGAGCGCCTTGACCGAGAAGCTTATGACTAATTTGATTAAGTGAGTAGGGACAGGACGGAGTGTGAGAGTATAGGTCCTCGGTGGATGGTTACTACGGTCCCACTCTCTTGGGGCATATCCGAAGAAATAC